TGGCAATTCCTTTTTTGGTTTTTGCCTACATGCTAGGGAAACGCTTCAGCACGTTCGTGGGCATCGCGATCCTCGCCAAATATCTTGGCACGACGGTGGACTTCATCAAGTCCCTCGCCGTACTGTGTGCCTTCTTCGCATTCGCTATCGCAGTCGGCATGGCAGGTAGCATGCTGCTGGTCAAGGGAGTGATGATGCTATGGAAATTCTAGACGGGCTGCAGTTTGACTACTCGCAGGACCTACTCGGGAGGAAGTCGCTAGTCATCCACGCGATGGGTGAGTACATCAACTCCGGAGAGGATGGTGTCTACCCCGCGGCGCAATTCTTAGAGGAGGTTGGACTGAGCGTCCACTTCACAGTGCTGCCCGGGGGACAGGTGCTGCAACACCTACCCATCAGTAAGCGCGGAGCCCACGCGAGGGGCTACAACGTCAACACCGTTGGTGTTGAGTTGCTGGTCCGAGGAGTCCAAGACTACGACAGCCTCCGCAAACTCATGGCTTACGAAGGCACTACCTTTGAGCTGTATGGGAGGGCGCAGTACCAAGGACTGATCACAATCATGCAGCACTTGGTCGACAACTACTGGTTCGACGACGGACTGCAGTACACCTACCACGAAGACCTCTCGCCTGACCGCAAGCATGACCCGGGCCGAGCGTTCGACCGCTCCCACCTAGACGAGCAGGTCTGGAAGAGATTCCACGTATGATCACAGACGACCACGTTCTATACAAGGGACCGTGTGAGTCTTGCAACAGCAGTGATGCCTGCGCTGTGTACAGCGACGGCCACACTCACTGCTTCTCGTGCGGCACCCACACTAACGGAGAGGGAGCCATGGAGATAGTGAAGGACGAAGACCTCAAGACATTCACCCCACTCAAGGGAGACATACCAGAGCAGGGACTACAGGCCCGTCGCATCGACAGCCGCGCCATGAAAGACTACGGCGTCACGCTGGCTCGCCACGCTAAGCGAGGCATGGTGCAGGTCTACCCCTACTACGACAAGGACAAGAAGCTGGTCGCTCAGCACCTGCGAGACAAGGACAAGGACTTCCCTTGGATCGGCAGGCCTACCGATGCGGTGCCCTTTGGCTCCCGCGTTCGGAGTGACACTGGCAAGAGGCTGGTGCTCACGGAGGGAGAGCTGGATGCCCTTGCTGCGTACCAGATGTTCAACTACACATGGCCCGTCTGGTCGATAGGCTGTGGCGCTGGTCCGCAGGTCAAGAAGTACATCAGCAAGCACCGCGAGATGTTCCGCCGCTTCGACGAGGTAGTCATCTGCTTCGACAGTGACACTCCCGGTGTCCGCGCAGCCGAGGAGGCCGCGGAGATCATCGGCCACGACAAGGCGAAGATCGCCACGCTACCCCTCAAGGATGCCAGCGACATGCTCAAGGCAGACCTCGCTGGTGAATTCAAGGGCTGCATCTATAATGCCAAGCGTTATACTCCCGACGAGATCATCACCGTCGACGACCTCGACTTCGAGAAGGTAGCGGAGCCGGGACTGTCGACAGGCTTCGAGTCTCTCGACGAGCTGAGCCTCGGCATCAGGATGGGAGAGATACACATCGTCGGCGCTGGTACTGCGGCAGGCAAGACAGACTTCATGCTGCAGATGACTAAGCACTGGCTGGAGCAGGGAGTCAACGTCGGCACCTTCTTCTTGGAGCAAGCGCCGCTGGAGACAGGGGTCAGACTCGCCGGGAAGTTTGTCGGCAAGCCCCTGCACATCCCGCAGGAGAAGGGAGAGTGGTCGGAGGAGGAGAGGGCAGGAGGCATCGCCTCACTCAAGGCCGCGCCCGGGAAGCTCTACCTCTACGACAGCTTCGGCATCAACGAGTGGAGCATCCTGCAGGAACACATTCGTTTCTTGGCTCACCAGTATGACGCCAAGGTATTCATCCTCGACCACATCACCGCCCTCGCTGCTGCGACGACGGACGAGCGCAAAGAGCTCGACACTATCCTCGCGGAGATGGGCGCGCTGGTGAAGGAGTTGGACTGTGCAATCATTGCTGTATCTCACTTGGCTCGCCCTGAAGGGACTCCTCACGAAGAGGGTGGCCGCGTACAACTGCGCCACATGCGGGGTAGTCACTCAATTGGAATCTGGGCGCATTATGCTTGGGGACTTGAGCGAGATCAACAAGCTACCAACGCAGTGGATCGACGCACGACCACCGTCCGATGTCTTAAGGACCGTTATACTGGACGCGCAACAGGTAAGACGTTCAAGATTCGGTACGATCACGGTTCGGGACTCCTCGAAGACCTCGGGGTGGAGGTCCACAACGCATCGCCCGTCGTGATTGACGACGAGGCCAACCCGTTCAAAGAGGAGAGCGACTACTAAATGGACAAGACGACCACGGTATACGCCTTCGACCTAGAGACTGACAACCTCTTGGCTGACGTTACTACGGTCCACTCACTAGTGATTCGCAACGCATGGACCGACGAGCTACTCTTCAGTGGCTCGTCAGAAGCAGACCCATCACGTCCCCACTTTAGCAAGGGCTTCGAGATTCTGGACGAGGCAGACATCATGCTCGCCCACAATGGCATCGGGTTTGACTACCCTGTGCTGACGAAGCTCTACGGTTGGAGGCCGAGAGGCAAGGCGTGGGACACGCAGGTACTGATGGAGCATCGCTTCGCAGACCAGAAGGACCGGGACTACAACCTGCACCGCAAGGGCAAGCTCGACGGTGACAACATCGGCAAGCACTCCCTTGAAGCGTGGGGTCAGAGGCTCGGCTACCGCAAGCTGGAGTATGATGGAGGCTGGGAGCATTGGAGCGAGGAGATGCAGGTGTATTGCGAGGGTGACGTCGGAGTACTCGGTCACCTCTGGCGCTATGCCCACTCCTGCGGCATCGTCGACGCGGCGGTGCATGTAGAGATGCGGCTGGCAGAGTACCTACACCATCAACAGGTCAACGGCTTCCCGTTCTACTTGGACAAGGCACAGGACTTCAGCGTACAGTTGGAGAAGGACCTGCTGCCTATCAAGGAAGAGCTACGCCAAGGCTTCGGCAGACTAGTGACGAGGCGCAACGGGAAGAAGATCACAGTGCCCAAGCGGAGCATGAACAGGAAGGACGGAGTGATCACCGCGGGCTGTGGCTACTGCAAGATCAAGGTCGAGGACTTCAACCCCGGCAGTGACATGCAGGTGATCGCAGCACTCGGACGGAAGTACGGGTGGAAGCCCACGGTGATGACGGAGAAGGGCAACCCTCAATTCGACGAGCCTGTCATTCAGTCTCTGCCTTACCCAGAGCGGGAACCCCTGCTCAAGTGGGCGAAGGTGAAGAAGATTCAGTCGATGCTGGAGGGTGGCACCGTAGCATGGATGAAGATGGTAGGGGAGGACGGTCACATGCATGGCAGGGTGAGGCAGTCGGGCACGATCACGCACCGAGCCACTCACTCCTCGCCCAACATGGGTCAGGTCCCCTCGGTCGACAAGCCCTACGGCGCAGAGTGCCGCGGCTTGTTCGGGCCACCGCCCGGGTGGGAGCAGGTGGGGATAGACGTCTCCGGTCTGGAGAACGTCATGCTCGCTCACTATGCCGCGAAGTTTGACGGCGGAGAGTTTGCGAGATACGTGGAGGCGGGGGACACTCACACCGCAGGCATGATAGCGGGAGGGTTCACCGACAAGCGACCTGTCTTCAAGACATGGTGGTACGCATGGCTGTACGGTGCGGGGGACGAGAAGCTAGGAAAGATTCTCGGTGGAGGTATCAAGAAAGGGAAGGAATCACGAGCGAAGTTTACGGAGGGCATGGCTGGTCTAGGCATGCTCATCGACGACCTCAGTGGCATCGCACAGCAGGGCTGGTTCCGCCTGCTGGACCGCCGCATTGTCGCCTGTCGCTCGCAGCATGCAGCACTCAACACCCTGTTACAGGGGAGCGGCTCGGTCTTCGTGAAGTACTGGATCGTGGCGCTGTACGAGGAGCTGCTTGAGAAGTTTGGTCCTCCCTCATGGGACGGACGGTGGAGCCCGCTGGCGTGGGTCCACGACGAGATACAAATCGCGAGCCGAGACGCTGAGGTCACTCAGTTCCTCACCACTCGCGGCGTCCAACTCATAGCCCTCACGGGTGAGAAATTCAACCTGCGCTGCCCCATCACAGGCGAAGCCAAAGTCGGCTCGTCGTGGGCAGAGTGCCACTAGGAGATATATGAATTACCCTGACATACTCATGCAGGCCGTCAAGGATGACAGAGCAGACGGCCTGTCGTGGAAAGAGATTGGCGCGAAGCACGACCTGCACGAGGAGCAGATACGGTCGGGCTTCCGACGCTGGAAGCAACGCAACAAGATGACCATGTGGGACGGGGTCATACAGGAGGGGGTTGCCCCCTTCAAGTTGGACCTTGCCCTGCCGGAGGTCACGGTGCGTGACCTGATAAAGAAACGCTCGTTTACACAGCTCATCTTTTCGGACGCGCATGTCCCCTACTTCTGTCCCGCCAGCCTGTCGATCCTGCTTCAGGTCATCGAAGAGTATCAGCCCGACAGCCTCGTGAACCTTGGGGACCACAACGATGCCTACGCACTCAGCGACTTCATGAAGGACCCGAACCGGAAGGAGACCTTCCAAGACGAGGTCAACATGGGGCGGGGCTACCACCTGAAGGTACGGGAGGCAGCACCCAAGGCTACCTACGACATCTTCGAGGGCAACCACGAGGAGCGGCTGCGCCGCACCCTGTGGAGGGCTGCGAAGACTCAAGCCATCCTGTTCGAGTTGACCAACCTGCAACGGGAGCTGACATGGCCCCAGCTGTTGGACCTCGACGGCCTCGGCGCAACGTGGCACCCCACTGGCAGCGTGGTCGAGATAGCTCCCGACTTCTACGCCCACCACGGTGACTGTGGCGGGGACCCCTTCACCAAGTTTGGTGTCTCGGGTATCTCTGGTCACATCCACAAATTCAAGCTGCAGTCCCGCCGCACCATCAAGGAACAGCTTGAGTGGTTCACCTGCCCAACGATGGGTACGCTCAACCCAGAGTACGACTGTCACCCGCAGTGGCAGAACGGCTTCTGGTTCTTCACTCACTCTGACGGGGAGCGCTATGCAGAGCAAGTACGCATCAACGATGGAAGGGCTCTGTTCCGTGGAAAGACATACACTGCCTGATAGTGAGTTGTGCATCTGGTGCCTCGACGCACCACGACTCGACAACCAATTCCTGTGCGTCCAGTGTGACGCGCAGGCCAAGCTCATGAAAGAAAGGAGGGGCTGATGCTAGTACGCTTCGCCCCATCATCAGAGTACAGTAAGTGGCGTAACCCAAAGCGCTCGCTCCGTCGTCAGCTAATCAAGGCTGGCGTCATCAGTAAGAGCGGACGCCAGTGGACACGCTACCGGAAGGAAGCGGTGCGAGCCTACAAGGCTGACCGTGACGCACGAGCCATGGAGGGTGTCATCGATGCGAACCCTTCTAATTGACGGTGACCTGTACGCCTACCAAGAGAGCATCGCGGTAGAGCAGGTCATCCAGTGGGAGGGGAAGCCGGGGCTGTTCACGTTGCACTCTGACGTTGAGCCTGCCGAGGCTGCCTTCAACTCCCTGATAAAGAAGCTCCAGCGGGAGCTCAAAGCGGACAAGGTGGTGCTTGCCTTCTCCGATCCGGACCAACGCAACTGGCGCGTGGACTTGTACCCAAACTACAAGGCACACCGTCGACGGCTGGGCATGCGGAAGCCAATATGCTACGGCCCGTTGGTCGAGCGTGTGTCGGCTAGGTGGGACACCGTCTCCTTCCCACGGTTGGAGGGGGATGATGTGCTGGGCTGGCTGGCCACGAACCCGAACATCAAGGGGGACAAGGTCATCGTGTCGGTGGATAAGGACATGAAGACAATCCCCTGCTCGTTCTACAACACCATGCACGAGACCCTGACCGAGGGAGTGGGGGCACTGACCGCCGACTACTGGCACATGTTCCAGACGCTGGTCGGAGACACCTCCGATGGCTACCCCGGCTGCCCGGGCATCGGTGCGAAGACAGCACCCAAGCTGCTCAACGAGACCAAGGACATGTGGAAGGCAGTGCAAGCTGCGTTCCTCAAGAAGGACCTCCCTGTGGAGGCAGCCCTGATGCAGGCGCGGCTCGCTCGCATCCTCAGATACGAAGACTACAACATCAAGAAAGGGGAGATCACTCTATGGACACCTGCGGGGATGGAAGCAAAGGTCGTATAACTGGCTGTAGTCATAGTGCTCGTCCCATTCGGGACCCGGGCTTTCCGTTCGATCGTCCCATGCCAGCCAATGTGCTGGACTTCGCCGGAGAGATCGACGGCGGCGGGGTCAAGAACAGCATGACTGACAAGGAAAACAAACCGATGATGGCCCTCGTACCCCGAGCGCTCATCCTCGGCTGCGCCAAGGTGCTGACCTACGGCGCCATGAAGTACGCCCCGAACAACTGGCGGCGGGGCATGCGGTGGGGAGAACCCGCCGACGCTCTGCTCCGTCACTTCTTCGCGTGGCTCGACGGCGAGGACCTTGACCAAGAGTCGGGCCTCAGCCACCTGTCCCACTGCGCAGCCAACCTCGCCTTCCTGATGCACATGGAGGGCGACGAGCGCTACAAGGAAATGGACGACAGGGCATGAGGGGCGGACTGATAAGCCACGAGCCTGTCCCACTACTGGTGGGGCTGGACGTGGACGACGTCCTCCTGAACCTCGTCGACCGATGGCTGGAGGAGTACAACGAGCAGTACGACGATAACCTGTTCCGTGGGTCCGTCACCGATTGGGACTTCTCCCAGTTTGTCAAGCCGGGAGTAGACATCTACCACCTGTTACGTCCATCTATGTATGAACACATTGAACCCCTCCCCGATGCCGCGAAGTTTGTGCAGGGCATACGGGACAGAGGCCACACGCCTGTCTACGTCACCGCCTGCGGCAACGGGGACACCCCGCCCAGCCTGACGAAGGCTTTCGCCACGGCCAAGTGGGAGGCCCTGATACGCCATGGCATCGCCAAGGATGGCGAGAACCTGATCGCGGGGTCCGACAAGAGTGACGCCCCGGTGGACATGCTGGTCGACGACCGCATCCACAACGTCGAGACCTTCCGCAACGGACTCGGCGTCCTGTTCACTCAACCGTGGAACCGCAACAGCTACCTTCCCCGCGCCCGCTCCTACGAGCAGGTGCTAGACTTCATTGACCGCTACGCGAGGCACACACCCCAATGCGAAGACTTCTCCTAGTACTAGCCCTACTCGTGGCCCCGGCCACACTGACCGCGCAGGCTGACAGCACCAAGGCTGCGCTCATCATGGCCGACAGCAAGAACGCCCACGAGATGGCCACCGTGGCACTGGAAGCACTCGGCTGTCTCCTCGAAGCACAGGTGCCCCCGGCAGCCTGCATGAAGCAGTTCGAGCCGCGGTATCTGTTCCTCGGAGCGGAGCATCAGCGCATCCACAAAGCCCTCCGAGAGCTGGAAGCGATCAAGCGAAGTTAAGTCCTTATGGGGCAGGGGATTACCCCCTGTCCCTGCCATTATGGCCCCTTTAAGAAGAGGCAGGAGGCATAAATGCACGAAGATAGACCGAAACCTCTCATCAACCAATCCACTATTGATTGGCTCGGACGGGTATTCCCCGCGGCTCCCTATAGGAAAGGGATGACGCTGGAGGAAGTAGCCTACGACGCTGGTCAACAATCAGTCATTGAACGTCTGGAGCGTGAGCTTCAGCAATAAGGAGCACCCACATGGCCACATTCCCCGGCGCTCAGACACCGGAAGAGTTTGCCGATCAGGAGCTGGGGATGCGAGCTGTTGATCGCTACGAGCAGCTAAAGACTGACCGCTCCCAGTACATCTGGCGCGGCAGGCTGGTAGGCGAGGTCACGATCCCGTACTTGATCCCCTTTGAAGAGGGCACGAGTACCGCAAGCGAAATGTACATGACCCCCAAGTCGAGCATCGGCGCCCGGGGCGTGAACAACCTCGCGAACAAGCTGGTCATGGCACTGATGCCCCCCGGCCAACCCTTCTTCAAGCTCACGATGGACCCGTTCCAACTCCAAGAGATTGGACAGGAGCAGAGGGCCGAGCTAGAGATAGGGCTGTCCAAGGTAGAGCAGGCCACCCGCATGGAGATGGAGTCCAAGGGACTCAGGTCTCCCATGGTGGATACCATGCGCTCCCTCATTATCACGGGCAACGGGCTCCTCAACGTAGACGACGATGGACACGCCCGCTTCTATCGCTTGAACCAGTACGTGGTTCAGCGTGATGCACAGGGCACCGTCCTTGAGATCATCCTTCGGCAATCGGTCGCGGCTCGTACCCTACCAGAGCCCATCCGATCACTCGCCCTGCAGCAGGGAGCAGGCGCGACCGGGATGCCGACCGGACAGAATCAGCCGAACGAGGACTCGGTTGACATCTTCACCCGCACCATCCTCGACGGCAAGAAGTACAAGACGTGGCAGGAGTTGGCCACCAGCGGTAAGCTCCCGGGAACGGAAAGCACCCGCCCGGTCGACGAGCCAGCGTGGCTCCCCCTGACATGGCAGCTACTTGCCGGCGAAAACTATGGGCGTGGCCTTGGTGAGGAATTCCAAGGCGACCTCGACTCCAACGAGTCACTGCAGGACAGCCTC